AAGTTGCTCACCAAGTTCTTGTTTTGATGGAACTCCAGAATTAGTTACTAGATCTAATCTATAAAGATTTCCTTGCCACATTATGTCTGCAACGTAACTCTCACCAACCTGTTCTGGTTGTTCTGATTGAGAATTAATGTAAAGATTTCCTGTAAAATCACCAGCAATATTAACCGATTCAGATATAAATTGCTTGAATGATTTCATTCTTCCTCTGATTCTGTATTAGTGTTAAACATAACATCAGCAACTTCAGGTCTAAGAGAATCCACTCTTTCTCCCGCTTTTACATAGATCAATTCTTTAATTTTATCGCTGATTTGTGAGGGCGATTGATCACCCACAATCATATCCATAAGTTCATCCATAAAAATAAGTGAAATTTTAATTATAATTTATTTAGAGAGAATTATTTTGCTAGTTCTGTAGTTTTATCTTTTACTTGAGTTGTTTCTGCATTTTTTGTTACATCTGGTTCCATTACCGGTTGTCCAAGATTCATATTTGCGGTTTGCGGATCCATTGGCATTCCAGTTGTTGGATCAATTAGGGCATTTGGATCTGGAATTACTCCATTTTCAATTTCTTTTTCGATAATCATGTCTTGTTCAATAATTTCTTGATCTGTTTGACGAAGAATTCTACGTCTTACATAATCCTGAGAATAATACTTACCAATATAAGGTTCAGCAGTTGCTGCAAGATTGAGTCTTTCTGTAAGAAGTTCCGCTTCTTTAAGTTCCGAGAAGTGATTATCATAAAGAAAGTCATATTGAATATGCTCAGACATTGTTCTCCAATCTTCTGGAGTAATAATATTCTTAAGAATTAATTGCGTTTTCAGCATATCATTAAACATATTTGCAAAACGCTTTCTCAAACGTCCGACAAATTTGGTGAATTTGAGTTCATCTCTGAGAATTTCAGATGAACGTCCCAAATTGAATCCACCCTCCCCTTCCATTCTTGATGGGGGAACATTTAATGATCTATAAAGTTTGCTCTGGAAATACTTAATATCAGTAATTTCTCCAAGATTTTGTCCACCAGGAAGAGTGGTAATTTCGGTTCCTCTGCCGCCTTCGCGTCGAGGTAACCAGAAATCTTCCAGCATACTCATGAACTTCTTATCATCGCGGACTTCACCAGTACTTGCGTCATATACAAGTTTGTTACGATAACGCATCATTATGTCACGAAGATATTGCTCTGCCTTTACTTTAGGAAGATTGCCAACATCAATATAAAAAATTCTTCTTTCTGGGGCGCGTGATAATCTGTAGATAACAAGACTGTCTTCAATCATACGGAGTTGATTGAGAGATTTAATTGCCTTATTTAAGTATGATAATGTAGTTCCTTTATTTCTATCTACAAGACCAGAAGTACAATAAGTAATTGAATCTCTTGTCATTTTGATTCCTGGATTTGCAGATGAACTTCCGTTTGCCTGCCCACCAGTTGCACCAACAGGATAAGTTTGTTTTGGATTATATACAAAGTACTCTTCAATTTCTGGGAATTCATAATCCATCGGATTATCTGTATTCCTAGCAGAAAGATTATATTTTACTTCTTGAGGTTTTTTCTGTTGTCTGATATATCGAATTTTCATCGGATCGATATATCTAAGTTCTTGTATTCCTTCTTGAGGTCTTTTTAAATCAATTACTTTATGGTAAAATAACCTACCATCGACATACCAGTTTCTGTAAATTTCGTGGCACTTTTTATCAAAATCCAATAACTCTAGAATATGCTTGAATTCTTCTCTAATTCTTCTTTTTATTCCATCACTAGCGTTAAGATTTGATAGTTCGATTTGAACAGGACTATCATTACTGTCACTTACTATAGCTTCATTTACAATATCTTCAATTGCACTATCAACTTCTGGGTGAAGAGACATCTCACGATATCTCTTAATCAAATCAAATTCTGTTCTATAGACTCCTTCAATATCTACATACGAACCAAAAAACCCACTAGTTAAATAGTGATCAACCCCGTCCTCATTATTCTGAGGAACGGGGGATACTACACTAGGTGGTAATGATTCAGTATCATCAATTGAGAATCCAAATAATCTCGCCATAATTTATTTTACTTATTAACTTAGTGCTACTATTTATTTGATATTTCCAGGACCACCATTGATTTCATAGTATTGAACTTGGAATTCTACGTTAAATTCCTCAATAGTATCAGATGTTTCGTATGAAAGATCGATCTGAGAAATATTGGTTGGGAAAATATCAAAGAATTTATATGATCTCAATACTGTTGCTGATCCAGTTGATCCAGTAGCAGTTGCATCATTTACAGCATTTGTCCCATTTACCTTTCCACTTCTTCCCAATTGATAAACAAATGCATCTCTCATATATGAAGTTGGGTTAGTTGCTCCAGTAGCATTATCAAGTTTATTGATTCCATTCATCCAAACTTCAAAAGCATGTCTGATTTTGAAATCTTCATCATTAATAATCGTTACTGTCCAAGTATCAAAAGTTCTATCTCCAGCAACTTTCAAAATTCTTCCTCTAAAAGGAACGTCAATTGGAGCAACGTTAGATGCAGGGAGTGCCGCAGCTTTACAAAGGAAATTAAAAGTCAATCTTGCATTGTTGCCCCACTGAGTTTTTGCAAAATCGGGGAAATCGGGAATGGAAACTTCGAAAATATTGGGTCTTGCACCGCCACCTGCAAGTTTTTCTTTGAAGTTTGAGATGTTTCTAATATTTGGACTGTTGCTAACGTTTTGAGTCATTTTAAGTTACCTCCGTTTTTTAATTTCTATAAGGTTATCAAACTCTACCAGCAACTTCATCAAAACTGATTCCAGTTCTAGTTGCAACGAATGTCAGGGTCACGTAGTTAATTGATTTAGCGGGTTTGATGAAGATATCAGCTCTAAACTCATTATTATCAATTACGTCTGGAGTATTATTTGACTCATCACAAATAACCAGGAAATCATAAAGACCTCTCTTCGATTGAACATCTCTGAGATATGGTTCAACAATATTTACGAAGTTGGATCTTGTAATTGAATCGTTGAATTCAAATAACTGTGCTTGTGCTGCTCTTTCCAGTGCCTGTTCAACGGTAAGGAAAAGACGACGGACGTTGATTCTGTCGAATGCTGAAGCATATCCAAGACCAGTCTTATCACCAAATAGCAGAATTCCAAGTCCAGGTTGAGTAATAATTGGATTTACTCTCTGAGTATAAAGTTGATCTCTTTGGGACTTTGTTGGATTATATGCAAGTTTGATTGCATTATTTAAGATTCCTCTTTGCTGTCCAGCAGGAGAGAACCAAGGATATGAGTTGATGTTAACTCTCATCATCAGTCCAGCAACATCAGCGTTGCAAGGAATATATCTGAATGCATTATTAAATCTATCATACATGTACTTATATCCAGAATCAAATACTGCATATGATGAAGATGAAATTGGACTGAAGAACTTAATAATGTTATTAGTTTGTGTATCAGCGTTTAATACATCAACTACGTTTGCTCTGTGTGGGGAAATAACAGCAAGACAATCTTTTCTTCCTGTTGCAATTGCAATTAATTTATTTGCTTTTGCTTGGGAGTCGAATTCGTTTGTAAGTCCAGGACCACAAATTAAATAATCGACTTCTATGGCATCTTTATTTGCAAATAAATTATATGATGCCATCAGATCACCAAGAGTGGATTGCATTCCTCCACCAACACTATAATCTACGCCACCAGTTAAGTTATAAGTTACATTACCAATTGTGCTAAATGTAATTCCTTGTGAAGATTGACCCCAGAGACCTTCTGAAGTGGATAATTTGGTATATCCAGAAGAAAATGCGGTTGGTCTTGGAACAGTTCCAGTGTAAGCATCTGCTGCTGCAGATGGATTTGCTCCTGCATAAATGTAGGAAGAATAATTTGAGAGGAAATTCGTATAGTAAATCTTTTGTGGTGAATTTACTTCAGAAACTGCATCAAATGCTTTCGAAAGATTTACATGCTTTTCTAAAATGTTACCCTTGATTCCAGTGATAGAACCAGAATCGTCTACTATTGCAA